CTGAAGATCTTTATTTACTTAATAACAAATCAGGTAAAAAATATAAATTCAAATTAGAAGAGGTTTAGTAAAAAATGGCTTTTGGGATTACAGCATTTGCAGAAGCCGCATTTGCCGCAACAGGTGCACAAAGTATTACAGTTGCAGTAACAGGGCAAAGTATAACTTCAACTATTGGAAATGTAACAACAATTGCTAATTCAGATGTAAACGTTACAGGGAATTCTTTAAATATAATTACTGGAAACGAAGATGCTTTTGGAGATGCATTAGTTAATGCTACAGGTATTTCTTTAACATCAAATATTGGTCAAGCCACCTCTAATAAATTAGACGCTTCTAATTTATTAGTAAATACAAATATTGGATCTGTTGGTATTGCAGCGGATGGTAATGTAGATGTTGTAGTTACTGAACATGTTATAAATTCTTCTATAGCTTCACTAACTGTAATTATAGCGAACGAAGTATTTCCTACAGGTAATCAATTAAATTCTAATATTGGATCTGTAACTGCATTTACTGATGTAGATATTTCTTTAACTGGTATTGAAATCACTTCAACACTTGGAGAGGAAACAGTTATATTAAATACTCCTGTAGACGTTACAGGTATTGAATTAACTTCAACAATGGGAGAAGAAGTACCTATTGCAAATGCAGATGTATCTGTTACAGGAAGTCAACTAACTTCATCAATTGGAGATGTGGACGCAGTTTCTAAAGTAGAGGTAACAGGGCAAGAATTATCTAGTAGTATTGGTTCAGTAACCATTACAGCTAATTCAGATATTAATTTAACTGGTATTTCAATGACATCTAGTATTGGAACAGTTAATGTTACGGCTTGGCGAGAGATAGATCCAGGTGTTTCTAACGTGTGGACTGAAGTTGATTTAGCAGCTTAAAAAATGTATAATATTACAATAGGAATTTAATATGCCATCATCTTATACTACTACACTTGGAATAGAACTAATGGTCACAGGAGAAAAATCTGGGACTTGGGGTGACATTACAAATACCAATCTAAATATTGTAGAACAAAGTCAAGGATATCTTAATAAATCTATAGCAGGTGGTGCACAGACAACTCCATTAACAATTACAGATGGATCCACTTCTACTTCAGATGCAAGAAATTTAATTATAGAATTATCAGGAACCATAACTGGAAATCAAATAGTTACTGTTCCAGACGGAATTGAAAAATCATATATTGTTAATAATAATACTTCAGGAGCTTTTACTGTACAGTTTAAAACTGCTTCTGGTACAGGACCTACTTTTGCTACTACTGATAAAGGAATTAAAATTGTTTACAGTGATGGAACTAATATTGTAGAGGCTTCCAGCACTACTTTAGGTGATGTTACATTGGGTAATATTACTACTGGAACTATAGCTTCTGGAGCAATCACAGCAACAGGACATATACTTCCTGGTGCAAATGACACTTATGATTTAGGAGCTTCTGGTAATGTCTGGAGAAATTTATATACAGGGGACTTACATCTATCTAATGAATCTAAAACTGAGGGTAATCTAGTAGATGGAACTAAAGGAAACTGGACTCTTCAAGAAGGTAATAATGATATATTTATTATCAATAATAAATCAGGGGAAAAATTTAAAATAAAATTAGAAAAAATTGGAGATTCATAATGGGTGTTGTATCATGTGGAACTACAATGTTAGACCAAGGAGTCTTTGAAAACATTGGCTCTGTTACTTGGGACACTACAGCTAAAACTTCAGGATTCACTGCTGTAAGTGGTACTGGATATTTTTGTAATACAACAAGTGCTGCATTTACGGTAACACTTCCTAGTTCACCTTCTGCAGGTGACATCGTAGGAATAAAAGATTATGCAAATACTGCAGACACAAATAATATTACAATCGGTAGAAACGGATCTAATATTCAAGGAACTGCAAATGATTACGTAATTAGTACAGAAGGAAGATCTGTATTTTTAGTTTATGTAGATGCTACTAAAGGTTGGTTAGTAACTGGATCTGCACAAAAAACAAATTTAGCTGAAGGCCCAACTTACCTTGTAGCAACAGGTGGTACAATAACCACTTCTGGAGATTTTAAAATTCACACCTTTACAGGACCAGGAACTTTTACAGTTTGTTCTGTAGGTAATCCTGCAGGTGGACCTAATTCAGTAGATTATCTTGTAGTTGCTGGAGGTGCTGGTGGTTCATTTGATAGAGGAGCTGGCGGTGGAGCTGGAGGCTATAGAACTAGTTTTCCAAGTCCAGCAGGTACAATTCCAGTTTCAGTAACAGGTTATCCAATTACAGTAGGTTCTGGTGGATCAGGTCAATCAAGTTATCCAGTTGATGCTACTAATGGAAGTAATTCAGTTTTTTCAAGTATAACATCTACTGGCGGAGGTGCTGGGGCAGATGGTCAATCTTCTAATCCAGATACAGGTTCTCCAGGAGGTTCTGGTGGAGGTGGTCACGGTCAATATAATTCGACTGCTGGTTCAGGTAATACTCCACCTGTAAGTCCTCCACAAGGTAATCCTGGAGGAACAGGTCATCCAGGAGCAGATTATGGATCTGGTGGTGGAGGTGGTGCAGGTGGTGCAGGTGGTAATGGAAGTGGAACACAAGGTGGAGCAGGTGGTGTTGGGTTACCAAACTCAATAACAGGATCCGCAACATTCTATGCTGGTGGTGGAGGTGGTTCTATCGGACAAGATGGCGGAGGTCCTTTACCTGGAGGTGCTGGTGGAAATGGTGGCGGAGGTGCTGGTGGTACAGGACCAGGAACAGCTGGAGGAAATGGTTCAGCTAACACTGGTGGTGGAGGAGGTGGAGACGCTAATGCTCCTACTAACACAGCTGGTAATGGTGGATCAGGAATAGTAATAATTAGGTATAAATATCAATAGGTAATATTATGGGTGTTAATTCAAACGGAACAACATTGATGGATCAAGGAGTTTTTCAGAACATTGGTTCTGTAACTTGGGACACAACTGCTAAGACAACAGGGTTTACTGCAGTTAGTGGTAATGGTTATTTTGTAAACACTACAAGTGGAGCAATTACAGTTACACTTCCATCTTCACCAAGTGCTGGTGATGTGGTTGGTATAAAAGATTATGCAAACACTGCTGATACTAATAATATTACATTAGGTAGAAACGGATCTAACATAGATGGAGTAGCTAATGATGCTATTATAAATACAGAAGGTTTATCTGCATTAATAGTTTACGTTGATGCAACAAAAGGTTGGTTAATTACAAACTCATCACAAGCAAGTGACATTGAACTTCCTGCTTTGTTTACAACAGCTACAGGTGGAACAATTACAACTTCTGGAGATTTTAAAATTCATACTTTTACAGGACCAGGTACATTTTGTGTTTCACAAATAGGAAACGGACCAAGTAATCCTTTGGGTGGACCAACTAATGTAGATTATTTAGTGGTAGCTGGTGGAGGTGCAGGAGCATCTAACCTGGGAGCCGGTGCAGGTGCTGGCGGTCATAGAACTACTTTTCCAAGTCCAGGTTGTAATGCAGGTTCTTTTCCAATTTCAGTAACAGCTTTTCCAATTACAGTTGGTGGTGGAGGAGCAGCTACTTGTCAAGGTCCAAACACTGGAGCGAACAGAGGATCTAATTCAGTTTTTTCAAGTATAACATCTACTGGTGGTGGCGGTGGAGCAGGTCCTGTTAGTCCAGGTTGTCAAGGTGTTTTTCCAACTATGCCAGGTGGTTCTGGTGGTGGAGGATCAAATGGAGCTCCTGGTCCAGCTGGAGGATCAGGTAACACACCTCCTGTAAGTCCACCACAAGGTAATAATGGTGGTTCTGGAGGAGGCCCATCTCCTAATGGAACAGGTGGTGGTGGCGGAGCTGGTGCTACTGGAACTCCATATAATCCTGGAGGTTGTGGTTCAGGACCAGGTGGAAATGGAATAGCAAACTCAATCACAGGTTCATCTGTAACAAGAGCAGGTGGAGGTGGTGGCGGTGGTTTTAGATCACCAGGACCAAACGGATCTGGTGGATCTGGAGGAGGCGGTGCTGGAGGTAATCCAGGGCCAGGTCCAAGTTCAGGTGGAACACCAGGAGTATCAGGAACTACCAATACAGGTGGTGGCGGTGGCGGAGGATCTGGTTCAGGACCTAACCTAGGTGGATCTGGTGGTAGTGGAATTGTAATAATTAGGTATAAATATCAATAGGTAAAAATTATGGGAATAAATTCTTGTGGAACAACTTTAATAGATGAAGGCACTTTTAAAAATATAGGTGCAATCACTTGGGATACGACTGCAAAAACAGCTGGCTTTACTGCAGTTGGAGGAAACGGTTATTTTGTAAACACAACTTCAGGAGCAATAACAGTAACACTTCCTTCCTCTCCTACTGCGGGAGATGTGGTGGCTATTGCTGACTATGCAAATACAGCTGACACTAATAATATTACGATTGGTAGAAATGGTTCAAACATTCAAGGAAGTGCAAATGATTTTATTATAAATACTGAAGGTGCATCTGTTTTATTAATTTATGTAGATGCAACTAAAGGATGGCTTTTAATTGATGCTGCAAAAGCAAGTGATATTGTTGAAGACAGACAATATATTGTAGCAACAGGTGGAACAATTACAACTTCAGGAGATTTTAAAATACATACATTCACAAGCCCTGGTACATTTTGTGTATCAGCTGTTGGTAATGCTGCAGGGTCTAATACTGTAGATTATTTAGTTACTGCTGGTGCTGGTGGAGGTGGTGGTTATCAAGGTGGTGGAGGTGCAGGAGGATTCAGGTCTAATTATCCATCAGGTTGTTCAGGTTTATCAGTAACAGCATCACCTTTCCCAATTTCAGTTGGTGGTGGCGGAGCTGGTGGTACAAGTCAAGGTCCTGGTAGTACAGGATCTAATTCAGTTTTTTCAAGTATTACATCTGCCGGTGGAGGTTATGGTGGTGCAGTTCCTCTTAGTGGGAATGGAGGATCAGGTGGTTCTGGTGGTGGTGGTGGAGCTAATAATGGATCAGGAGGAACAGGAAACAGTCCTCCCGTAAGTCCACCGCAAGGTAATCCTGGTGGAAATGGTAAAACAGACAATCTTTCTTACAATGGCGGTGGCGGAGGTGGTGGAGCTTCTGTTGCTGGGACTAATGCTACAGGGAGTTCAGCTCCTACTATTGTAGCTGGGCCAGGAGGTAATGGAACAGCAAATTCAATAAACGGTTCATCTGTTACACGAGCAGGTGGAGGTGGCGGAGGATCACCTAACCCAAGTGGTACAGCAGGTTCAGGTGGATCAGGTGGAGGCGGAGCAGGTTCTATAAACACGCCAGCAACACCAGGAACAACTAACACTGGTGGTGGAGGTGGAGGTGGTGGTAATGCTACAGGTGGTAATGGTGGTTCAGGAATCGTTATTATTAGATATAAATATCAAAATTAGGATGTATTTACTAAATTAAAAATAAATAGTATAATAGGAGTTAATTATGGCACATTTCGCAAAACTAGGATCTAACAGTAAAGTTATTCAAGTGTTAACACTTGATAATAATGATATGCTCAATGCTGATGGTGTTGAGGATGAAACAGTAGGTCAACAATATTTAGAACAACACAATAATTGGCCTGCACAAATGTGGATTCAAACATCTTATAATACATCTAATAATCAACATAAATTAGGTGGAACTCCATTTAGAGGAAATTATGCAGGTATTGGTTATACTTGGGATGAAGACAATCAAATTTTTTGGCCTAAAAAACCATTTGCTTCATGGGTTAAATTAATTTCAGAAGCAAGATGGCAATCACCGATTGGTGATGCACCGGCATTTACTCAAGAACAACAAGATCAAAACGCAGCAAATACTCATTGGTGGGAATATCATTGGGATGAAGATGCGTATCAAGCTGATAATACAACTGGTTGGAGTTTGACAAATAGATTAGCTTAATATATATCTAATGGTGGTATGGATAAGAAGATACTATCTGAACAAACTTTATATTATGGTGACGTTTCAATGCCAAAAGGTTTTGAAATAGACCGAGATAAATTATCAGGCGACATTTTACAATCAACATTTACAGATTCAGAGTTTCCATTTTCGAGAACTTGGGACATGCTTAATACTTACATAAGAGATCATATAAATTTAGAATATGATTTTCAATTAGTAAATAAAATAACTTGGGGAGACATGTATAAACCCAATCAACAAACTCCTCCATTATTGAATATTGATCCAGTCGATTTAAGAAATTCACCTGATTATACATTATTGTATGGTGTTAAAACCAATAACTGTTTTGTGAGAATATTTTATGATGATAATAGAAGAAAAGGAAGATCTTGGGATATAGAATTAAAAAATAATATGTTTATTATGTTTCCATCTACCAATACGTATTACATAACTAATAGCCAAAAAGATAGTTTAAATTTTGTTCAAACTATTACATATGAATATATCTAATTATTACTGGTATTTTAAATCAGCTGTTCCTTCTAAAATATGTGATGACATAATTAAATATGGTCTATCGCATTCTGAATCCTTGGCTAGAACAGGTGGATATGGAGATAGAGAACTTACTAAAGATGAAATTAAAGACATGAAAAGAAAAAGAAATTCAGATTTAGTGTGGCTCAATGATCCATGGATTTATAAAGAATTGCATCCATACATTCATGAAGCAAATAGAGCTGCAGGTTGGAATTTTGAATGGGATAGATCAGAGTCTATGCAATTTACAAAATATAAATTAAATCAATATTATGATTGGCATTGTGATTCTTGGGATAAACCATATAATAAACCCAATAATCTTAATGAACATGGTAAAATAAGGAAGCTTTCAATGACTTGTCAATTAACTGATGGGTCTGAATATCAAGGGGGCGAATTAGAATTTGATTTTAGAAACTATGATCCTCATATGAGAGAAGAAGCTAAACATTTAAAACAAGCAAAAGAAATACTACCAAAAGGATCTATTATTGTGTTTCCTTCATTTGTATGGCATAGAGTTAAACCTGTAACGAAAGGAGTGCGATATTCATTGGTAATGTGGAACCTTGGATATCCTTTTAAATAATGATAATAGAAGAATATTTTAAAACACCAATATGGATTGAACATAAACCAGAATTTATTAAATCACTTAACAAAGCATCTAACCAGTATATTAAAGATGCTAAAAAAAGAGAAAAAGAATATATAAAAAAACATGGTGATTTTGGAAGATCTTATCATTCAACAGCTCTAACAATGGATAATAATTTTTTAGATTTTAGAAATTATGTT